TGTATCTGTATCTGTATTTGTAGTTGTATCTGTATCTGTATTTGTAGTTGTATCTGTATCTGTATTTGTATTGGTAGCGTTGGTATACATTTGTTTACTGTTGTTTTCGTTGGTATTCGCTTTTACGCCGTCCCAATACTTCTGGATCTTCGCGCGGTTCTTCTCGCATTTGGCGTCATACTTCTCCTTGTCTCGATCCATCTGCTGCTTGATCGGGATCCACACGTATTTCAGTATGCCGTCAAACTTCGGAGCCTTGCCGGTAGTGAAATAGGCTATCATCGCCTTAAAAAGCTTGCCTGTCTGCTCGTCGGTCAGCTCATCGACTACCGCATGAACATCGCCATATACAACAAATCCTTTTTGCTCTTTACCCATGTTCCTTCTCCCACGCCTTATACATCTCTATCCAGTCGACAAAGCGCATCGTTATTTTCCATTCTGTGCGGTTCTTGCGGTGCATTACGACCGGGATCTCCGCTTCTTTTGCATCCCTTATGGACTGATTTAAGGCATCATCGATATTCAGCTTCTCTACTCGCTTGATCTCTAAATGGATATCCGGGAGGCCAACGACATCAGGATCGCCATTAGCTCCGCTGAATTGCTGGCCTCGCCTTGCATCATATCCATACTTTTGCAAAAGGTGCGCGGCTTCAAGCTCACCGCGCTTACCTTTGTCTCTGCTATTCATTAGAACGGGATATCATCCTCTGCTGCGCTGAAGCTGTCCGGCAGTTCTGCCGATGAAAGCGGCTGCGGAGATGCCGCCAGCTTCTTCAGCTTCGGGATCTTGTAGCCACCCGGCTGATTCTCGCCTGTTCTGATGCGACCGGTTGAGCAGATATAACTGACATATGACCTTGTATAGATCGTGCCGGAACTGCTCTCTGCCTCTTCATCGCCGACCACCACGCCTACGAATTTGCCCTTCCATGCGTGCGGATCTGCGAGGTTGACCTTGTCATTCGACTCGGCAAGCGATGTCTGAATACCGCCTACCTTTGAGAGCAGCCATTCAGGAGAGTCCTGAGAAGGCTCTGCGAACCAGTAAGTCAGCCATCTCTCTTTATCGGCTCCTTGATTGTTCTTCTGATAGAGCGCCATGTGCTCACCCTCGGCGATATCCATCATGATCAGATGTGCCGGTTCATCGTGTCCTGCCCATTTGCGGTCATCGACGTCTATGATCTTGGCGATATAGCCTCCCGCCGGCAGCACGTCGAACTGCGTCGGCTGTTTTGCGTATGATGTAAAGTCCTGCATTATTTGTCCTCCTTATATGGCATATCCATTCCGTAGTATTCTCTTATCGTTTTGTCGACCAGCTTCAGATCATTGTCGATCGTGTCGGTCTGGAACATATCGAGCGGTGTCTTTACACAGTCGGCTCCGTTGGTCTTGGTGCGGAATCTGTACTCTCCGCCCTCATAGGTCGCCTTAAGCACTGTGGTGAAAAGTCCCTCTATGCAAACCTTCTCCGAAAGCAGCTTGCCTACTGTCATCGGCCTCTCATAGCCGTCAGCATCCAGCTCGGTGTGCATCATGATATAGACCGTGATGTCGTCCCCGAGGTTGTCCACTTCATCGAGCAGTGTCGTGAAGTTTGACGCCATGCGAGTGAATTTGTCATAGCCCTTCTCTCCGGCCGTCGCCATGAACTCCGTTGACATCAGATAATTTGCATCATCGATGACCAGCACTTTCGCTTTGGCGCTTCTGATTGCCTTCAGCGTATTCGGGTATCTGTTCATCGTCTCCGGCGTGAACTTCGGCTCATAGACTGGAATGTCGGTTCTGAACGGCATCTCCTTACCCACGCAGCTGATGATGCCGACCTCACCCTTCTTAAAGTTTCTAAGGCTTGTGGACTTGCCACTGCCCGACCTTCCGAGAATCAATATTTTTTTACTCATTACTGGTACCTCCTGTCATATACTTGCTGCATCCTTGATGTTTTTCTGAGGATCTCTCTCGCTCTGCTTCTCTCCTGAGCGATGTAGTCCTCAAATGCGATGTCATCATCCTCACCCGGTCTGAAATAACCGGAGCCGTCATTGATGATGCAGTCGCCTGTCATATTCGCTTCGGCTATGAGTCTGCGGAACTCTCTGTCGACCTTCGGGTCTTTCGGCCTCCTCACTGCGTAGGCAGCTCCGACGCCTATGAGGTCGAACAGCCTTTCCGCTTCACTTTTCTCTCCCGGTGTGGTACCATTAATTAGTTTCTGATGCATTGGCGCTCCTTCGGGAGTGCTTTTGCTTTTTTTATTCGTCATTTTCCTCCTCCTCATCGTAGGTATCGTACTGATCATCGATGGCCTCACCGCACTCAGGACAGCTTGCAAACGTCTTGTAGTGTCTGTCGCCGAACAGACTGCCCACTCCATAGAGCTCCTCCATGCAGACCGTCTCGTATTCCGGCTCCTCGAAGATCTCTCCGCACTCTGGGCACTTATACATAGATCTCCACCAGCTTCGCGATCTTCTCTCTGAGCATCGTGTTCTCTTCCTCGAGCTCCGTGACTCTGTCCTTCGCAGCTGCCTCGACTTCGCTCATCCATCTGTTGTACTTGCTGACCTCTGTCTGAAGTTTGCTGTTTGTCTCGTTGGCAAATGCCAGCCTTGCCTCAAGGTCTTTGATGCGGTTGCTTGTGAACTCCTCGGAGCTCTTCTCGATTACCTTATCGTGCTTACCCATTTACTCTGCCTCCTTCTCATACTTGAGCGCGAACTTTCTTGTTATTCCCGGCGCACCCTCGGTTCTGTATCCGATCATGTTCGCCACATCATCGAAGTCGTGGAACTCGAGTGTCTCCTCGGTCTCTACCGTCTGATACTCTTCGCCCACTTTCACATACTTGCTGTAGATCAGCGTCAGCGTCCATTTACCTTTCATGATTTCTCCTTTCTAAAGCGCCTGAGCGATCTCGGCTCCCACCATGAAGCCGAACGCCGCCCACGCCATTATTGTTACCGTCCATGCCATTACCGTCTTGATCATTTTCTCCTCCTTCCAAGTCATACCTGACCGTTCTTCCAAACTTGACCGTGCGGAGCTTTCCTTCCCTGCCGTACTTCCACACCGTCCACTTGCTCAACCTGAGCGCTTCGGCAGCTTCGTCTGCTGTGTAGAGCTTCATTGTTCAGCCCTCCGATTTGCCAAAAAACCTATAGCTAGGTGGCGGGTTTTAGAGGCTTGCCCTTGCTGTCGACAAACTCTTCACCTTTAGGTTTTCGCCCCATTCTGTATGGCCACAGCGCACAGCTTTTTATGGTGCACTCCCTGACCTCCTGAGGGCTTCCGCAGCAACAGTCAAGGCATTTGGCTCTCATCGCCTTAACTGGTGTAAGGACTTTGATTTTGCCCTTCTTCATCTGACCTCCTTGTTTATACCGATTTGGTATATCATTTTCGAAAAAAATTAGAAAAGTTCCTCAAATGCCAATCCGGTAACAGCCTGCAGAGATTTGATCTCCGGCAGTTTCCATTCGGACTCTTCATTCATTCTTGTGCAGAACGTGGAATACGGCATATCTATGCGTTTTGCGAGTTCCCTCCCTGTTACCTTATTGGCGCCCATCCATCCACGCAGTTTGTAATTAGTGTCTGTCATGTTTCCTCCTTCCATATGTTGTGGTTTATACCGATTTGGTATATCTCCCAAGCACAACTATAGCTTATTGGAATACAGAAGTCAATACCAAATTGGCAAGATTCTGTTAACAAATCCTTTTTTATTTGTTACTATAATATCGTAATCGGAGCGACAAAAAGGGGACACACAATGGATAAAATAGTAAAAGACTTCGGCGACTTCATTAAGGAGAAGCGTATCGTAAGGGGACTCTCGCAGGGCGAGACCGCCAAGCTGTTAGGCATAAGTCAAGCTGCTTATTGCAGATATGAAAACGGTCAGCGCGACCCGGGGCTTAACATGGTAAAGGCTATCGGGAAAGTGCTTAAGTTCAAGCCGGGAGAATTTTTTGACAATTATAGAGGTTAGTTATGGCTATCAAATACCTATCAAGAACAAAGGCGAAGCTGATAGTATCGACCGGATCCGCTTCAAAGGGCAACCGCAAGCAGTGGACTAAGACTGTCACGATAACCGGCAAGAAAGATGCAAAGGATCAGTATGACGCATTTGAACAGGAATGTCTGCAAACCATGACGGCTGAGTCTGTCGCAGATCTGCTCGATGCGTACATCGATATGCAGCGCATAAAGGGCCTGAAGGAAACGACCCTAAAAGGATATGAGTCTTATGCCAAACGCCTTAAATTGAGCTTTAAGGGCATCAAAGCTAAAGACCTAACACCTTATCAGATAGAGCGATTTATCGCGTCTGCGGTTAAGGGAGAGCCTAAAAACGGCTATCCAAAGAAGGCATCCCCAAAGACCATTAAAGGTTATGTCAGCCTGCTCTCATCGTCCTATAAAATGGCCATTAGGAACAAGCTGCTCACATATAATCCGTGTGATGCAGTAGTCATTCCTAAGCAGAAAAAGCCGGACATCGTGGTGCTGACAAGGGATGATATAAACAAATTCGTTGATGCTCTGGAGGACACCACTCAAGACCTCAAGGTCGTCTATGAGCTGGCGCTGTTCTGCGGTCTCAGACGTTCGGAGATAATGGGCCTAATGAATGACGACGTCAATGTCACTTGGTCGACCATAGCGATCAAGCGCACCCGGCACAGGATAAGTTGTGACGACATCATACAGGACACAAAGACGGAGCGGTCGAGAGCCGTTATCAAGGTGCCAGAGTTTGTGATGGATGATATCGTGAAGCTGATGAAGGAACATGAAGAGGATCCATTTATAGAGAATCCGTTCCTCATCCAATACGCAGCCGAACCGATGCGTCCCGACTACGCTAAAAGGCAGATAAAGGAATTCACAAAGGAGCACGGTCTCCCGGATGTCACGCTTCATGGATTGCGTCACACGTTCGCGTCTATGCTGAACGCTTCAGGCGAGTTTGACATCGCTGAGATCTCCGCAGCACTGCGTCACTCGAACATCGGGACGACGCTCAACATCTATACACATCTGTTTGAGTCGGAGACAAAATCATCGAGGCGGATTGCAGATTATATGCAAAAAGGTGACTTTTGGGTTTCCCCGGAGAATGAAAAAACCGCTGAAGCCCAGTGATTTCAACGGTTTCTCTGGCGGAGGACATGGGACTCGAACCCAAATAATCCCTTATCTGCTCTTGTTTCCTCTTGTCGATTCTTGTTCCCAAAGCATTGAGATTTCAACGGTTATAGGCTGTACTCCCTGCATTTACTGAAGTTGGCAAAATGTAAAAATCGTGCAAAAAGGTTTCCTTTAGGCTTCCCATTTGCAGGCTTTACAAAAGGGATATAATTTAGTTGGAGGTGACTATTATGGCATTATTTAAGAATATCAAGAATCAGGTAAAGGGACAGATTAGGGATGCATTAAATAACGCCGCAAAGAACGTAGATCCGGAGCCAGTCTTATCTGATGAGCGCCCTCTATCGAAGAAAGATATTTTTTCCATTCAGACGTTCACTCAAGCAAAATCGTTCAAGGGCTTTCGCAGAGTCACTATATCCACTGACAACCTCGATGGCGTTGAGAAAAATATGGCCTTCTTCCGCAGCAAAGACTTCGGCTTCACGAACTGTGCTGTTCAGGTAATGGTGGTCAAGGCAAGGAACGACGAAGGAAAATGTTTGAGGATAGTTGCGGATGGCAGATTCTTGGGCAACGTGTATAAAAATGCTTCTAACAGCGAGGCTTTCGATATGGCTGTCAATCAAAAGCTGGACAAAGTATATCTAAAATATGAGGACGCAGTGATAGACGGAAAGCTTTATGGGACTAACACATACATAATGTTCCACTGGCCTAACATCGCTCCAAAAATCAAAGTTACGGTAGAGTAGTTACACTCCCCTATTCTCTCCACGCAAAAAGACCCGAGGTGTAAACCCCCGGGCCTTCTTACGCTGCAGTATATTAAGAAAAAGGAGGTGAACCTGTGCCGTACACCCCTAGTACGGCCTAACCTTTATCTGTTGTTAAGTAAAAAGGACTGCATCTCCGTTTCTGTTTTCTGGATAACGCCGTCCACATCATTGTTCTTCTTTAATTCGTCAAGGATGACCAGCAGACATTGAAGCGTCTGTGTCTGCGTTTTCTTGATATAGTCCAAATCATCCTCGACCTTCTTGATTCTTTTGTTGTCGTTGTCAAGAAGCTCATCATGCTTCTTCAGTCTTGCTTTCACATCGTCACTCGGTTTCTTCAACGCCTTCACTATTTTAATCAACCATCCTACCGCTACACATACAGCCGTGAAGCCTCCGCAAGCGGCAAGGAAGTACCCCAGCAAGGCTTGCCATGTTATCGTTATCATGATTGCCACCTCACTTTCCAACATATCGGATAGCCACCTTGCAAGACATTGCCTTGCGTACTGCTATTCCGTCTTTCAAGCTGTTTGCGTCAATCATTTCGCCGCCTCCCTTATAGAAAAAAGCGTGCTGACAAGTCGAACCCCTAAAGTAGTAGCATAAGTCACCAGCCTTTAATGCTTTCTGTGATATACCACTCTTGCTCACTATCACCTGTATGTCTTTCAGCTTGAAATACTTACGGGCAAGTTTCAGAGCCTTCGCCTTCGACCCAGCCTTGTATATCTGCTCTATCTGCCCGTTGTTCGGTGCATCGATACACTTGATAGGGAGTTCACCGCCGTGTTTCCAGACTGAATAATTCCACCTTGTGCAGTACCAGCCGTGATACTTGCCTTTCGGGTATTTGTTGCATATAGGGCATCTTCTCGTTTTTGGGTCGTTCCCGTCATAGTGGACATAGTGATAGGAATTGTCTTTGGCTATCTTCTCAGCCCACTCTACCATCTTCTGCTGTCTGGTCTTTGGCTTCTTTACTGTAGCTGTCTTTGGCTTGCTTGTATCTGTATGGATTGCCGCACCATTTCCAATGCCCATATATGGAGCACTTATCGATGCACCATAGCTGTTATAGCCATGACCATAAGAATAGTGATGGTTCGGCAGTTTCTTAATCCACTTAATAGCCGCTTTCCTCTGTGCCGTACTTTCCGTTACTCCATCCATATTGAAGTCGCAAGCATAGCCTGTTAAATGAAGCGAGTTTGGTATAGAACCAGCAAGGCTGTTGTTGTACGGTCTGCATCTGAGTCCGCAAGTAATCGTCATTGGCTTGCCAAAGTGGTCACGGATGCTCTGTAAGTTCTCAAGTTCCACTTTCTTCATGTAGCTCGGATACCCTGTGCAGTACCTACCGCCACACTCGCATTTAAATTCCTCTGGTTTGAAGTCTTTGACTAAGGAACAGTTATAAATGTGCCTCAGAAGATTGTCCGTATCAGTGCCATATACGCCGTCAACGTCCTGTTTGCGCAGATACTTCTTTTGCAGTTTGCGGATATTGGCTTCGTTATACTCACCGAGATCTAAAGCCTCAAAGTACTTTTTTCTCTTTTCCTCTGAAAGAAGTGCCATTACTCATCACCTTCTTCGTCCTCATCATCATACGGGTCGTTGTCGAGTGCATACAGGGTATCGGTCAGCTTCACTTCTGGCAGTCCATTCACGACACAGAGCATGAGAATATACACGCTTGCCGAGAAAGCTGACAGCAGAGTTGTTTTCCAGTCCACGTCCGTGATGAGTGTGCCAGCAGTCCATACGCCTAATATAGTCGTTAAAAAAGTGCGGATAATCCGCACTCCAGTTGCTTTCCAAAATTCTTTATTCATTTGATGTCCTTTCTTGTTGCCATATATGGCGTTGGGTTATGCTCTGTTAAAGTAACACTGTATGAAATAGTAATTGTTACTGTTTTCTGTGTTCATTACGCTGATTTCTCCGTTGCTTAGAATCCGAACTAAACAGAACGTTGGGTTCAAGTACGAACCGTTAGTGGACAGTCCGAATCCGAAACACGTTGTGCTAGGGCGATATTTCTCGTCCAAGACTGCAATTTGCGCCCACACATTTGTTGTTGTTGGTCGGGCTTGCGCTACTTCAAAGTTCAAGTTCACAGCACTTTTATCGCACCACGACTTGTTAGAGAAAATAGCCGTGCCTAAAGTCCGCGTAATAGCACTGTCGGGTATTGCTTCTACAGATGGTATTATACTTGTCGCCATATTCTACTCCGTTTCTTCGACAGCCTTCTCCCAGTACTCGCCCTTGAGTCCGAGACCTTTGCCATCAAGTATCTCAACCATTACATAGTCCGTATTCGCATCCTTACCGAAAGCATATGCTCCGAGATATGAGTGATATGACTGGCTTACTTCATCGAGAGTGTCCTTTACCACCACGCCCTTCTCGATAGTGCCGTTAGTTCTTTTGATTTGTACTAAGAAAAACTTGTCCATGATTCAAACTCCTTTACTGTTTGATAGCGAGATATAACGTTGCGGTAGTCGAACCGCTGATTGAACCGCTAATGTTGAGTTCACCAGCCGAAGTGGTAACTGTCCAGTCACCAGTCTGTGCCGATGGTGTACCGAGTTCTGCCTTGATGCAGACGTGATCAGCTGTGACCGCCGTCTCATAAAACGTCTGAGGCAAAGACGAGAACGAAGCCAAATTGACCACAAGCACCTTCAGCTCGTTGATGTCTGGCTTGTTGGCGATATACGCATCTGCTGTTGAATCCGTTTCGTTCCAGTCTGCCTGTACGTTGACTTCTGCGCCAGATGCGATACCACTCAGTTTGGTCTGTTCTGTCGTTGTGTAGTTGTTGTCGGTGTGGACATAACTGCCGTCGCTCACGAAGTTGGAATCGTTCGTAAGGTCGCTTGTCTTTGTCGGTATCGTAGGCTTGTTTACCAAGTCGTTATAATCACCGCTGAACAAATCTGGGTATGTAGTCTGATGTCCTACAGGCACGATGCTTGTTGAGACGTATTCTTCTGTACCGCTGTTATCTACTATCTGTGGATTAGTGTACGGCTCTGCTGTTTCTGTTGTTGGTGTGGCGAGTTCGTAAACGAGATATACACCAGACATTGCTGTTTTGAATGATGCGGCGTCAGTGTAGGCGGTGTCTTTAACACTGATGAAATGACGTGCATTAACTGCAATGACTTTATCCACGCCACTATTTTCGATTTCATTTCTGTATGTGAATGGATACTTACTGCATATTATATTCGCAACCGTATTATCGTTGACAGATGGCTTCGCATCAGCGTAGTTAGAATAAAAATATAGCGAATTGGAATTATAAGTCCATGCCAGCGTTCCCAAATCCACCACACCATACTTCCTCGTCACCGTACCGTCACTTGCATAGGTATCACCGTCATAGTACAGTTTGCCGTTTGACAGTTTTGGTATGCCACGAAGCGTTAAGCTGTCATCGAGTGGATAGCTGTGCTTGACATATGGCTCATATGTGCCGTTTTTGGCTGTGTCTGATATGTTGATGCAGATGTCGTTGTTGTAGGTTGTTGTTCCTTCTAACACGATTTTGAAGTAACGAGCATTACTCGGAGATGTGATGACGAGGTTTGCTACATTGTTCATCATACTTATGAAGTTTTGCTCGCTATCATACCAAAACACTCTCAAATAGGTAGTTGTTGTTTTGCAGTAATAGTCAGTGTTAAGCAGGCACTTGCTGAAATTCTTGCTTCTAATTCTGTCATTTATACTGAATGGCAGACCTGTTGCATTAGCCAATCCGCCAACTTCCCACTCTTCATCCCACATGTTGAATCCAACCATGTCATGTGACTGAAGTCCGCTTACAGATATGAGTTCTCCAGCATTGTATTCGTAGTAATCATTAGGGAACAGCTTTTTGAACCACGCCACTCCTGCTCCAGCAGAAGACTGCTCAAGACCATATATATAGTCAGCGATTGTGCTACCAAACATTTGAGTGAGGTCGAAGAGGCAGAAATTTTCATATTCTACTGTAGCGTCGGACGCCTCATCAGAGCCAATGTACCCGTATATGAATGTGAGCACTGAACTTGCTTGAAAAATAATAGCCTTTCTGCCTGCGCCTTGTTCGAGCATATTGCTACTTCCGAATTGAAATGCCATTCCATTCATAGTAGTGTCGCTTTTAATATTTACAAGTGCGCAGTATTTGTGTCCGACAACAGACGATATTCCGCCCGTTAATATGCTCACTGTGCGTACGCTTTCTCTAATAAGCGTTCCCGTTCTGCGGTCTTTTGCAAGTTGATTCCACGCTACAGTACCGCCTACAAGGAGGTCGGTTTCTCGGTTGCCTATAGATAGACCACCGCCACTTGTTCTGAATAGGTATGGCTCATTATCAGTAACAGCGTCATATGTCGGTACGGTGACTTTTGCTGTCGTGCCATCAAGTACAGACACGCCGTTCTGCCATACATCAGCTACCG